GCTGCCTTTACAGCGTTCCAGGTGTTCTTGGTTCTACTAGGGGGTTCATCCTCAGGGATGAGCGATAATTTTTTTGACATAGTTTTAGGAGATTAGCTGATAGATGTTTTTATTTTATGTGTGCGACTCAATATAACTTTTAATTTCGTCCTGCTTCTTTTTCATAAGCAGGGCGTAGAGGTAATTGGCGTCTGCTTCGCTGATTTGGTCGAGCATAGCGCTGAGTTTTTCGGCCTTTTCGCCTACCCAGTATTCAGGGAATACTTTGGTTATTCTCGTCGCTAAGGATGCTCTGTAGCTGAGGTCTATCATTTCGTGCTATAATCTACTTAATAAATGCTCTTACAAAATACACACCATCGGGCAGGTAGGACATCCTGACTTCCTGCCCCATACTGATCCACAGGTTGTAGATAGCTAAGGCGTACGGGTAGGACTTAGTGCGGTGAAATGTGAGGGTCATTTCTTCTCACCTCCTTTCTCCCGCTCTCTCTTAAAGTATTTTTGCACGGTCTGCCGTCTGATGTTCCCAAAATCGCGGGCAAGCTTGGAAATGTTCGGCCTACCGTTCGGGAGCCTGTACTTCTTCAGCTTAGAAGCTTTGATGATGTCTAGGATTTTCGTCATTAGGATGAGGTGTGAATTATTGGCTAGCTTTCTCGTTGGAAATATGGCGGTATTCACTGCAATCCGGGCAGCGGTCAAATTTAGTGAAGACCACTTTTGAGTGGCAAGACTGGCAAGTTTCTTTTTGCATATTGGTTGGCTGATTACTTATCTTGTACCTATAGTATACACCTGCACCTGCACGCAGTCAATGTTACTTACCCACATAGACTAATAAGCCTCATAATTAAGCTATAAAAAACAATGAAATTTGGATCTGAAGAACACAGGAAAGAGTACTTCACTCAAACCCTGCCAAAGGAAATCAATCAAAGCCTCTTCTTTTTAGACCTCCAGCTTTTTAGCGCCAACAATGAAATGGAGAAGCTCAGGGCAGAGAAAGCGGCGGCAGAGATGAAGCTTGAGAACAAGGAATATTCAAGCGCGGGCGATGGCCGGAAAGTCATCAAAGAGTTGGCCGGCCAAATGAACAAGCTCTTGTTAGCCCAGGCAGGTATTGAAGGCAACCAGCTTCAATTACGCGAGCGCCTGGAGGAAGTGAACAACTATGCCAAAGCAAAAGGTTGGGAGGCCGAGTAAATACAAGCCGGAATACTGTCAAGCGATCATAGATTTCTTCAGTGGCCCGAAAAGTGAGCGGATAGTAAAATCAGTTACTACTGGCAAGAACGAATACGAGAAGACCGAATACGTGACCGTCCCTTGCGAGTTGCCTACGCTCGCCAAGTTTGCCCGCAAGATAGGGGTAAACAAGGATACGGTCATAGAGTGGACGAAACAGCACAAGGAATTCTCCGATGCCTATAACGACATCAAGGACCTTCAGAAAGAGTTTTTGGTTGATAATGGCCTCGCGGGGCTTTACCCGCCAGCATCATTTATTTTCACCGCCAAAAACATCACGGATATGCGCGACAAGTCCGAGATTGACCACACCTCTAAAGGGGAGCAGATAAACGGCTTTAACTATGTGACCCCGAATGACCCCAACAATAACGCCAACTCCAAAGCAGCACCAGGCGTGGCAGGCACTGAAGGATAATGAGGTTAAAGTACGCTGCGGGCTATGTACAGACCCGTTTAATTGCGAACGCTGTGTATTTCTCATCTTCATTTTCTTTGGCGGCGGGGCCGGTGGTGGCAAGAGCTGGGTGGGCTGCGAGTGGCTATTGACCAATTGCTATTTTTATCCCGAATCCCGCTGGTTTATCGGTCGTGAAGAGCGAACGACCTTGATGCGCTCAACTTTCGTAAGCTGGAATAAGGTCTGCAAGTTCCATAAGATCCCTACGGATGATTGGAAGCTGTATGGCCAATACAACTACATCGAGTTCAAGAACGGTTCGCGTGTTGACCTATTAGACCTCAAATACTGGCCGACTGACCCGGAGTTCGACCGGTTCGGATCTTCTGAATACACGGGCGGGTGGATTGAAGAATGTCAGGAAGTGGACTTTGGCGCTTTCGATGTCCTCAAATCCCGCGTTGGCCGACACCTCAACCAGCAATACCGTCTGGCAGCCAAACTTTTAGCCACAATGAACCCAACCAAGGGATGGCCCTACCGCGTGGCTTATAAGCCGTGGAAAACCGGCATACTCCCAGCGGACACCGCGTTTATTCAGTCTCTCTACAAGGACAATCCCCACACCGCAGGGCAATATGGACGGCAACTTTCAGCGATCAAGAGCAACGTCAAAAAGCAGCGCTTGAAAGACGGCAAATGGGAATATGAGGATGGCGAAGGCGCTTTGGTCGAATATGACGCCATTCTCGATATGTTCACGAACACGGTTGAAGAGTCGAAAGACAAGCTTATGACCGTGGACGTAGCCCGGTTTGGTGAGGATAAGACCGTAATCTATTGCTGGCGTGGCTTTGAGGTCTACAAGATCTACATCTTTGAAAAGCAGGGCACGGACCAGACTGAGGAGCAAATCAAGAAGATTGCCCGAGAAGAACAAATTCCCTTCTCTCATATCGTGATTGATGAGGATGGTATAGGCGGCGGCGTTGTGGACCACTTGGGCGGGGTGAAGGGCTTCCAGGCTAATTCCTCACCACTCGAAATCAAGAATACGCAGAATAAGCAGAAGGATCAGGAGAAACCAAACTACGCCAATCTCAAATCTCAGTGTTCGTATATGCTCGCTGACCAGATCAATAATCACGGCATAGCGATCAAAACGAACATCGTCACCGAGGTTGAGGGTGTGGATAACCAGTCATTCAAGGATGACATCATTGAAGAGATTGAGCAGATCAAAGAGAAAGACCCGGACAAGGATAAAAAGCTTCAGATCGTTCCGAAAGAGGATGTAAAAGAGCTGATTGGCCGCTCCCCCGACTATGCAGACGCCTTGATGATGCGTATGTATTTCGAGCTTAAGAAACCGATTGGCAATATCGCAACCAAGGTACAAGGCGGCGCGAAGCCATACTACCCACAATTAGGAGTTTGATTTGACAAGTGATATACTGTGAGTAACTAACCTGTTTCCATGCCGCAAAAGGTAAACTACGAGCGTGAACTAGAAAACCTCAAGACTGACGAAGAGTCTGATTTTCGTTTTCAAGAACGCCGGCACCAGCAGTGGAAAGACAACTACCATCTCTTCCGTGACACTGTCCAAGTAAACCGCCTCACCCAGCGCCAGAGCGTGAATATCCCACTGATGAAGGTCAGCATCAAGACAAACCTTGCTGGCCTCGATCAATTCAACCAGGTCGAATTCGAAGAGCTGGGAAACAACAAAGACAAAGAAATCCTGTTCAACGCCTACTGGCAAGACACCGTGACCAGGGACCGGATGGAGCTGAAGGATGTGGTGGATAAAAAGCAGGAACAACTGTACGGCATCACGTGGACAAAGCTGAATATCCGCAATGGACGGTTTGAAACTGAAATCCGGGAGCCGTGGGACATTTTGAAAGACCGCTATGCTGACCCGACAGACTACGACAATACAGCTCACCACCTCATAGAAGGCAACATTTTCCGCACGTTTGATCAGCTTGAGGGGAACCCGAACTACAACAGGGACGCTATCAAGCGCCTGAAAGTGTTCTACGCTTCCAAACAGGGGCTCCTGCGCGCTGAGGAAGTGGCAAGGATGATGCAGGCCAAGAACGAGCGTCTAGGTGAAATGGGCGTACCAGACATTGATAATCCGCAATTGGGGCATACAGTCGTTGAGCTGAAGGCGTATTTCGTCAAAGTATGGGACGATAAAGACCAGGAAGAGCATATCCACCTCATTGTCCGGGCTGACACTGAGATTTTGATGGCCAAGCCGCTCAAAGAGATACTTGGTATTAATTTCTTCCCGTTTGTTGGCTGGTCCAGCGACCCGGAGCGGAATGAGCAATATCCAGACGGCACCGCTGATTCTATCAGAACGCTCAACCAGGTCTTGAATGTGTGGTTTTCCCAGCTCACTGAGAACCGCACGATGCGGAATATGAATATGAACTTCTACGACGCCACCGCAAACCCCGAGTGGGTGCCGCAGATGTTCGAGGCCATACCATTTGGCTGGTATCCGCTTCCAGGAAAGCCCGGAGAAGTCTATCAGAACGTTGAGATTCAGGAGCTGTCCGAGTCCATAGACGAAATGAATTTTTTGATGAAGCTGGGAGAGTCAGTTTCAGGAGCCACGCCGACTACCAAAGGCGAGACAGAGCAACAAAAAGTCACCCTTGGAGAGGTTGAATTGGCCCTTGGCCAGGCGAAAGAGCGCATTTCCGCAACCAACAAGTTTTCGATGCTCGCACAGAAGGAGAAGGCCGAAAAGTTCGCAAAACTGGTCAACGCAAACCCTGAGAAACTGGAAGCCGTGAAGCTCTACAAGAAGAGTTTTAAGGGGAATATGGTTGAGAAGGTCGCAAATCCCAATGAATGGCGCTCTGAGAAGGGTTATAACTGCCGAGTTGTCTCAACAGCGGAGAAAGAGGCAAAGACAGTCGAATCTCTACAGAAAATGAACGCCGCCCGCCAGTTCTTCCCCGGCAATATGGCATTTGACCGCATCACCAAAGAGAAAGTTCTTGATTTTATCGGCCTGAATCCCGAACAGACCAAGGAAGTGATGGAGGTTGATACGGGGCTTCAAAATCAGGGTATGATTATGGGGCAGATGAACCCGTCCGCACCAGTTCCAGCTATTAACCAGCCACAGCCGATATGAAGA